ATGGCGTTTATCATGACATGCGCATCAAGACAAGATGCTCCTCGCACCAAGATATTTTCTTTATCAACATTAACAGTTGCTCTTGCAATGACCGGTTTTAGTACAACAAGCCTAGCAACCAAGGATGTAATCTACGTCACAACCCCTCCACTAAATAGCGAAAAATTTGCTGTTGCAGAACAATTTGAAGTGATTGACGCAACTGCACCTGAACAACAAACTGCGTCATCTGCCCTTGATTTATTAAAAGGACAAGCGGGTATTTTTGTGACTGGGGCGGGTAGTACCTATGGACAATCCGTACAAATGGTGGCATACAGCTTAATAAGCTAGCATATTCGTGTTATAGCGTGGAAATACAGACAATTACCGCAAGCTGATTTAGAACTGTTGGATAGTTCGAGTTCATTTGCGGTAATTTTTTGCCCCAAATCTGCCCCATTAAACAAATCCCCTCATCCTCACGTCACAATTTCGACACAGTTTGTCACAGTGATTTTTCCTACGTGCTATGCTCATTCCAAACCCATCACCTACTAACTAACAATGAACTAACAATGAGAAATAAAAAATCTCGGAACCATCATCAAACAAAAACGCATCGAAAAAATATCTCAACATCGGAAATCGTTAAAAACTTAACAATCCCAGAAGTTGAGTATATTTGAATCGAAAGTGGTAATGCGTCTATCTATGTAGATTTTGTGTAATAGTTTATCGCAAACAATTATTCAACTCTACTTACGCGTATTGTTGCCATTACATACACTGATTTATCTCTTTGACCATCTTTTTTAGCTTTGACTCGTATTTGCAAAATGTTACTCGCCCCTGAGAATGATGTAACTCTAACATCAGCGCTACCTGTATCGAATGTCGAACTCTCGACATTGCAATGACTTTTAAGCACAACATAGTCCTGTCCCTTCGTATAGCTCACCATCGCTTTTGTCGAACCGGTACTTGACAAGCCAGACCCATCAAGTGAAGTCATTACAAATGTTATATCAATTAAACTCCTGCCTTCATCTAAATATACATGTTTAGGATTAAGTGGAGAGATGTAATCATCATTAGCAAAAATATTAAACTCTTGCGTTAGCACAGGGTATTGCTTGACGGGTTGATAGGTGCCATTACCCAAACGCAAATACCCCCCCCTACCGTTGATATCTATACGTGGATAATTATCAACTTTGTTTTTGTAAAAGGCTCTCCCTGCAAATAAACGCGTACAATATTCTGCGTTAGCATTATACCCATCTCTATTTTGAACATCTGTAAAAGGATCCAGTATTTCAATTACTGCGCGGTCTAAATCAAATCCGTGACTGTAAACGATGGGTTTGTGAATTGTTCTAGATAACCCCCATCTCCCTCTCTCTACAATGTTGTACTTGGCACCACTAATCTCTTCGATAATTAGAGTGTTCCCAGATGACGCGCCATCAGGTTCAATATAATTATTTTGACAAGCTGCACCATCGAAAACAATTTTAGATCCTATAGGAGATTCAGTATGCGCTCTTAACATTTGATTATCAGAACAGTTTTTAAAATATGCAAGTGTGATTAAACCTGGTCTACCTGTGAATGTGTCTAGCTCAATTGCAGGGCACAGGAAAGTGTTACTATCAGTTTCTTCACAGTAGATATGCATCCCACCCAAGTCAGGGCTTCCACCAACAGCGTGTGGTTTTTTGTACATGTGCATCAATTTAATTAGATTCTGATTTGCAAATCCAGTACCCATTTCATCGCCAAGTTTTCCAGTTCTTGTAACTTTGCAACCAATTCTATTATTGTGACTTTTTACGAATACAATCTCATTCCAAGCGCAACCAGCATGGTCACCGTGAATGTGTACCCCAACTTGCCAACCTCCATTTTCCTCACCCAGCATTGGTATTGTAATATGACCATCAATAATGTTTGCAATCTCTATTCCCACACCATCTTTGTACACATTAGCCTCGAGTGATGGATTCAGAGGAACTATAGACGGTAATACAGCGATTCGACGATGTAATTGAACGCTTGTTTTCCCACCGTATCTAACACCATGGTCGGTTTTTATGGTGCCCATGCTACCATCTGTATCAACGTCCCACTCTAATTTTTCATTAGCAACATATTCACCATGAATGATCATTTTTTGATTATTTTCTTTACACCATTTTTCGCATGAAGCGATAGCATCTTGATATATATGATTATCAGTTATGTAATATGCAATATCATTTTTAGATATTAACTTGACGTCAATAATGTCACTACGCAAGCTTGCATCACCAACACTAACCCAAGCGCCTTTACCAATTCCACCAGTAGATTGCGGAGTTGAACCTGCTGGAACTTGCTTAGGTAAATCACCATCCCAACGATAGTAGTCGCCATCTCCATCTGGCAATTTCCACAATACCGTGCCATTTCGACTAACAACGCCAGCGCCTTCTTGGAATGCTCCAGCAGGAACATAACCAGCTGCTAATAATGCTTGCTCGGATTCAATTTTAAACTTGGTGACTAGCTCGTTAAAAATCCACTCCATGCCAGCCGCCGTTAAATGACAATTTCCAAAGCGGTCAATGTACTTACGCTCTAATGATGTAGCCCATATGTCCAATAATCCGGAGTTAAAGAAAAGGTCTTTGATGTCACTACTTGGAACTGGTTTCTGTGTTGGTTTGACTTCTCTCATGCTTATTTTTTCCAATAAAAAAGCCAGCTCTAATGGCTGGCTTGTTGGTTAATGATTGCTGTTATGCGTTATAGTTTGGTTTTGCGTCGAAATATTCGGTAGCGGTTATTGTGTAGCGCTCTCCACCAAGTGGGCGTTTATCTGTTATCACCCATTTGATGTTTTCGAGTTCAACTGATGTCGCTATCACATATCTAGAAGGTGATTGCTTCTGATATCCATCGTAAAAATTGAGTTCAATATCCTCTGGCACACTTGCGATAAAGCCAAACTCAGTATCTTGCCTTGGCTCTGCTTTAAACTTCTGCGTTGTGTACCCCATAGAATCAGTGAGATGCACCCACATTTCCTCATCAAATTTGATTTTCTCGCTAGTTGTGAATACCTCCCCGTTTCGATCAGTGATGTAACCAGCTTGCTGATTTGAGTCGTAAGTATCCGCTATCAGCACCATGTCTGATGGGTACACATTTCCACCGTCTGCAAGAGTTGTCAGACTGATACTTGTTCGTTGGTGAATAAGTCTATTAGCCTCTAGCAGCGCTCTATCCATTGCTTGGTAGCGATTTCTGCAACCCTGTAAAACAATCTTATTCGGCGTGCGCGACAACCCTTCAGTAATGCCGTTTTCATCAACTCGAAAGCGGATATAGTCTTTCTTGTTGCGAACCGGCTCGACATATTCAAGCTCAATTCCGTCATAACCAGATGGCATCGACATGTCATACGATATCTTCATATCGTTACCTGTGATATTTGAACGATTGAATGTGGTCATTGGGAATTCACTGGACTGTTCGCGCGAGAATGTAAGGACCGCATTATCGAAATAAGCAGTTACTCTCGCTGCATTACAGATAGTTTCAATGCGCTGACCGAGTGATATATCCTCATCATCAAAGGTGAAATCAAAATACCCTAATCGCTCATCTGGTAAGCTATCGAAAATCCGATACAGCCCGTCAATATCTATGTTTTTCTCACTTTCTCCAGCAGTAATCAGCCAAGTATGCAGAACTGCATCAGCAAAACTACGCGATGGTCTAAGTGTATAATCAACTTGCTTTGATACTCGGTCATATGAAATAACCATACGAGTGGCTAGCAGGTTATACTTTCGCTCTCTTGCTCCAGTAGGAGCTTCCGTTGCCCTGATAGAAACTGTCGCTATCGTGTCATTATCAAAAACAACATTCTCACGCACTCTGACAATGTGAGCGTTTTCGATTTTCATCACACTCTGGTCATTGCTGTTATTCAGTCTGGTTAATTGGACTGAATACCGACCTCTTCCGGCAGCTAAGTTTAATTTATCTGTTCGGTAATATGTCCTAGCGCCATTAGTTTCCCTCAGATATACCGTTATACTCTGCCTTGTTCCAGATATTTCCTCATTGTTTTCATCTATCTTCCACCATTCAATTCTTGCGTTGCAGTTTTCACCACCTCCAAGGTTTGCTTGCGTATGAACCCACAACTGATCACCATCAACTGGAGAAAAGAACGGTCCAACTGTGAGGAATTGATTGTCATAAAGAATAAATTTAGTTGTATTCACTACTGCATTAGGAGGAAGCTGTGCCAGCTCGGTTCCCGTGAGATTGGAGAAAAAAAACTCGTAATACTCAGTTGGGTTGATTAGTGATCCATCATCACTTATTTTTGCATCAACTAATTGCGCATCTATCCTCACATCTTTGCTAACAGAACCCTGTGGAGTATCAAAGCTAACATTCACAGTCATTGAAATAGAGCGCGGTTTTGTGAGCTCGTAGAAGTATTCAAACTCATCCTGCTTAACGATTTTAATCGCCGCCTCACCACCTTTTATTTCACCGGAAACCACCTCGTTGGCAGTTGCCGTTTGCCTTGGAATATCTTTACTTTCATTTGGACCAGGCAACTCTTGCCCGTCGATATCAGGAAACTCGAAACCCTCATTAATCAGCGGGATAACTTCTTTTGGCTTGTATATCTTGTAGCTAGCACCTGCCATCGCCGTGAAATCAGATTCGGCAAATCGGATACTTTCCGTTTTATATTCGCCAATGCCGATGTTTAGCCACTCGGTTACAGTCTTAAGGTTGTTGTTGTACTCAAACATTGACTGCTGAATGAGGTCAGGAAACGCCCTTACTTGACCGTGAATTTCTGGTCTTGCTTGATACGCTCGAGCAACGTTCGTTTGCCCTGTGAGTCGGTTATTCGGACTGTCTTTAACATTCGACTCAGCCGCAGAAAATGACGGTGTTTTCGGTGCAAGAAACGAAAATACTTTTGTAACCAAGTTAAACACTGGATTCAGGATATCGCCTATAACACCCTTTGGCTGGTCGAATACTTGAATAAAGTGAGTCGGTGTTATCTCAAAATCTAACTCATCATCTTCTTGCAGCTCACGACCGTTAACGATAATGACAACGTCACTATGCAACTGCTGATGCACTAGAAAATCGCTATAAAAAAAAGAGCCGACTTTTAAATCGACTCTTTCTTTAGGTGTTCCCGCTATTCGCTGAATTTCAACTATCGGCATATTTCATAAACTCCAATTTCGTGAATTTCTTCTCAAGCACAATGAGCCTATCCATTCTTACAGCCCCATTCTCTCCTCGGCTATGAAATGCATTACCATCGATAACTAACCCTATGTGAGCAGGCTGAGAGCCGCGATAACCAATGAATATCCCATCATCAACTGGGTGCTCAGTGCGCTGCCAGAATTCGACTTCACCCTGATAGCAAGTAACGAAATCATGGTCCGATTCGTAGCCAGCATCATGATGAATTTCCGTACCTAGTACGTACCTAAAATACAAGGCCACCAATCCCCAGCAATCACACGCTTCAAACGTACACGCACGATTCTTCCACGGCTTGCCTATCATCTGATTAATAAACTCTAATTTCGTCACTAAACAGTCTCCAAGCCTGTGAATTCTTCCATCGTGTAAATGCGCCCAACGTTCTTATTCAGCGGGTTATTCATCGACAGCGTAACAGTGACCGATTCCGCATCGAGTGAGCAGTCTTTGACGTACAGCGACCACTTGCTCATTGGGTTATCTTTATCAGCTGAATCAAACAGCCTGAACGTTGCTACTATTGGTGTCATTCTCACGTAAGAGCGCCAGAGTTTAAGTTGTTGCTTAAAATCCTGTGCCATTCGACTGAATTTAACTGAAGCATCAATGATGGGTGTTTTGCTTTGCTGACTTTCAGCGAGTTCGAAGTTACACGGAAGGAAAGTTATTCCACCTAGCACCTTTGGTGTTTCCTGCAAACTAACAAAAAAAACATCATCAAATGAAGGGTGTGAAAATTGGATAGTCTCGTAAATAACGCGCATCGGTCGTTGCGCTCGGTACTCTCTTAACTTCATTCTCCCCCCTTACATCGTGGTAAGCGCTCGGTGACGACAATATCGAGCAAGCCCCAATCCCTTGGCGGTATCTCTACAATCCAGTCACCAAACTCGTCATCTTCATTAAATAGCTTGCGGCAGATAACCGATCCAGTCCAAGTTACTACGCTGCCATTAATCGACGTTTGCACCGGATAACTAACAAAGTGAAGCTCCTGTGGTTGCATCCCAGAACCACCAAGATTAATCGGCATCCTGAACCACTTGGTGCAGTTGTCCAAATAATTAGGGCTTCTCAACCATTGCTGAAAAGCCCTTTCTTCACCTAGTTGGAATATCCACTTAACATTCCAAATCGTTTTAATGTCATCCGTTAGCTTCTGGAATATCGGCGCTCCAACTTGAGGCTGATCCGTTCGAAACCCAGTATCAAACGTCATGTTCTTATCCGCTTTTTGTGGTAACGGAAACCATTCAGGGTAGTCGATTATTTCCATGGATAGCCTTTACAGTCTGGTTGTTGCTGTGGTGTTTTGAGTTATTGAGCGGTGCATAGGTCCCTTTTCTTGCATGTCAGTTAAGAATGCTTGTACTGTCAACGTGTCACCGTTTTGTGATGCCTGCGCCTCAAATTGATGCTTGCCCGATGAGTAGTCGTTGAACTCAATGTTCAAGGTGATTCCATTACTTCTGCCTTGCATATCCTTATTCGATATAACTCGCCCATTATCGCCCGGTATCATGTATTGCTTTCCGGTGCTGGCTTTGAAGATTTCAGGTTTACCATGCTCACCGACTTGATACATTTGACCAGCGCCAACGGGTCCACCATTATATCTAGCACCTGCAACAGCTAAGCCTTTTGCCATACCAACAGTTCCAGCGATAGCTGTGTTAGCCGCGGCAGCATTTGCTCCTAATGTTGCTAGTGATGATAAGGCGGCGGCAGGAGCCCAAGCTGTAGCAACCAATGCAGCTTGACCAGCTGATGCGGCAGCAGCGGCACTCCCCATGGTTTGACCAATGATGAAGTTTTTCAGCATTTCTACGCCAACCTGCACAAGCGAGTTAACGACACTGTTTAGCATGGTGTTACCCAATGAGCGTGCTGCATCTGCTGCTGACATCGTGCCTGTTACTAAACCAGTAATTACATTGGATGCATTACCACCAAAGGAATCTACGGCTGATGTAAGCATGTTGTAGCCTAAACTAGCATTGCTTAGCTCTTGCCACTGTGCATCCATCCTCTTCTGGCGATACTGCTCCTCTATTTGAGAACGTAATGCCTCTGCCTCAGCAATGCTTTGCGGGTAAAGTTGCTTGTATTGGTTGATTTGCTCCATCTGCTTGGCAAATTGATTATCAATTGCTGTCACTGGCGAAACGCTTTCTTGGAGTGAAGTGAAGCTTGACTGACTATTCTTTTTATCTTCCTCGGCTTTGGTTGCCGCCTTTGTAGCTGCTTGTACTTCCCAAATAGATTTAGCGCGTTCTTTTGCTAATGCTATTTGTGCGGGTGAAGCTTTAGCACCTAGTGCCTGTGCAGCATCATATTGTGCCAGCTCAAGTGAGCCTTCTGCGTAACCTTGGTTGAGTCTGGTTAGTTCGGCTTGTAGGCGTTTAAGTGCTTCTCCTGCCTCATCGGTAGTTTTAGTTGATACTTTTGCTGCCTTTGTGCTTTCTCTCTCTGCTTCTGTTAGGTCATAGTTTGCAGTTGCTAACGCAATGATCTCTTTTGCTTGTCCAGTATTCTGAGTTAGCTTAGAAGCCTCTATCTCTGCTTTCCTAATCGCTCTCTGTCGCTTATCTTTTATTCCCAATAATTCATTTTGTTCTTTTAAAGTTAAAATGGCTTTTTTCCCATCATCAGTTTCGGGATTATCACGCATTTCGTTATTTAATCTAGCTTTCTCATCAGCAGCAGCCTTAATTCTCTGTTGCAATGCACCAATAGCCGCTCCCATTTTTCCAGCCGCACCAGATGCATTATTCATAGCATCGTATAGGTCTTTATTTTTCTCCGTTAACTCCCCAGTTACACTACTGACGAATTCTATAGTTTTTGCTAGCTTGGATTTTTTCTCTTCAAGTTCCGCTGTTTTTATTTTTAGAGTGTCACTAATTTCAGATAGGTTTTTACCCTTATCCAAAAACAACTCTGCACTTTCAGAAGCTAACTTGTATGATGTTTTTAATAGCTCAATTTCGTTCTCTAGCTCAGAAATAGAATCTTTTTGAGCATCTATTGAGCGACTAGCCTCACCAATTTTACCCTCAAGCGAGACCGCTGAAAGGTCTTTTAATTTTCCTTTAAGCTCATCAACTGAATCTGCAAATGCCAAAGCCTCTTGCTTTGCTTCCTGAGTTTTTTGGTAGAAATAAAAAATAGCCCCAGCTGCTAATGTTGCCGCCCCCATTGGACCACCGATTAAAGCTAATCCACCTCTAAGAGCATTTGCGCTGGCTGCGTATATTCTGTTTGCGATTGATGCTTGATTTGTTGCAGCTGCTAATTGTGTTTTTGCGGTCGCCATTTGCGTATCTATCGCAGCTATTCTGACGGCGTTAGCTTGGTATTCTTTTTGATAACTAACACTTAGCCCATACTGTTTGTTAACTACAGACTGTGTCGCTAGCCACTGATTCCTAGCCATTATCTGAGCTTTCTCTGCGCTTAAATTATTAATTAAGGCTTGAGTTTCTTCCTTTGTTGCTTGAGCTGCATTTCTCACCCCTAGGGCATAGTTAACTGATGCTGACGCAGCTGAAACTTTCTTTTTAATCGATTCTGATAATGCGCCAACATATCTAGCCCCGATAACCGCAGTAGCAATGACAGCCGCCGCCGCAACCTTATCAAAGTTCTCAGATAAAACAGCGAACCCAGCAGATATATTTCTTGTTATTCCCAAACCTTGGTTTAGCTCACCAAAATAAGCTTTAGCGGAGTTTGTTAATTTGGTGAATCCATCAGCAACAGTGTTATCCATGCTATCAGCCATTGCGTTATTAGCTTCTTTCGCCCTAATAACTGCATCAGCAAATAATTGGAAAGAAATCTTCCCATCGGCTGCAAGTTTCTTCACATCTTGCTCTGTAACCTTTACGCCGCCGCGCATGATAGATAACTGTTTGGCAATATCTCCAATCAATGTCGGAGTCGCGTTCATTATTGAGTTCCAGTTTTCACCTGCAACTTTGCCAGAAACCATTGCCTTATTAAGTGCGTTGATCATCGATTGGGTTTCATTGGCACTGGCTGCGTTAGCTGTTAAAGAAGATGAAAGCGACTCAATATAATCAACTGTTTGCTCTGTGCTGTAGCCTAGCTCCTGCATTGACGTAGCTGCACCAACATACAATAGCTGGGTATCTTCAATAGCCTTACCATTGCGGTTACTTATTTCAAGGAACCGTTCTTGAATGGAAGCATATTTTTCAATATCACCCTCGACTGACTTGAGAGCCATTTTAATTCGCGCTGCAACCTGCCCCCACTGATCTACCATATTAACAACAGCGCCTACGCTGATAGCAGATGAGACAGCTAGGGCAGCCTTTGAAAATGACAACATAGATTTCTCGGCACTATCAATAGACTTGGATGCTTTATTAAAGTTGCCTTCCATTCTATCTAAGCTTGAGCCAACCTGACGCTCCCCTGATAGCATTGGTTTAACGTCCATAGCCACATCATAGTGAATACCGCCCATGCTTTGACTTTCTGACATAACTGACCTCTTTAAAAAAAGAAAGCCCACACAAATGTGTGAGCCTTTAGCTAAAATAAAAAACCCCGCCAGATGGCAGGGTTAGTGATGTAAGATTTACATTTATTTGTTAAAACTATTCATTCTGTAGTTTAGCTTTTGCATAAAGGTAATATCATTAGACAGCTTCCCTACTTTATTTTCTGCATCAGCATCTGCCAGCATGAGATCAATTTCCCCAATTGATTTCCCATTTATTGATAATTTATATGCAGAATACATGGACGCGGTGCCAAGTTCTACTCTCATAAACTCGCACTTAGAATCACCAACCAACTCAACACCCATTGGGTTTTTAGCTGAATAACTTTCATATGCAACAAATACTGACCATATGGCATTATCTTTGCTACTTAAGCTTTTGTATTTCTTTAATTGATCATTAATTTCATCTTTTGTTGGTGCGTACTGCTTAATTTCATAGTTTTGAAGTTCATACGATGATGGAGATTTCATAAATGACCTAGTCATTTCTGAGCAATAATTTGCAATTATTCCATTTCTAACCTTTCCATCTGGAGTTGAATTAATGAAAGCAGCTCCAGCAATAGCCAGCACAGCAACCACCGCGCCAATTACCAATACCTTTCTCATCCCATCCTCACCTTAGTTTTTTATCAGTCTAGTTTCTTAGTGCCGCAATTGGGAGCAAATCATTTAACAGACCATCCTTCTTCTAACATTTTATCCCTTATTCTAGATATCTCCCCCAAGTCTTTATTCTTTTTAAGAATAACCACATATTGTTTATATCCATGGTGAGATGGAGAAAAAAACACGCCATCATGATACATATTTTCATTTTTCTTTAGCGCTGAAATAGCTAGTGACGATAGTGCTATTTGTTGTTTGCAAAATTCAATGGCTCTATTTAGGTTACCCCCTTTTTCCCGCATTCTATAGTGCTTCTTTATTTTTTCCTGAAGACTAAAGTGCAACTTTATTATCTCCTCATCAGGAAGCCACCTTAAACTATCCACCCACTCTTCTTCAGTCATCTCACTTACCCTCATACATCTTCTTGACGGTTTCCATGAATAGCTCTTTGAACTTATCTGATTCTAAGTTGGCTAGTTCGTCTATGTTCTTCGGTTTTCTTTCTTCGTCTACAGCTGCCTGTAAAATCATGACCATTTCGGAATTAAGTGACCTGCCGTTTTTCTTGGCTCTTTTTGCCAGCTTTTCTTTTAGGCTATCAGGCATCCGCAGGCTGTATGGGATGATATCTCTTATTCGTGACATTTTACTTTTCTCATAACACCACATTGATATCACAATATATCCAAATAAACTTTGACAATATAGGATTACGTTGATACCTTTGTGACATCACTTTAACTCATAACAAGCAAGGGATGTACTATGAACTGTCATAAGAAAACAAGCAAACTTCAGCTTAGATTAACCGAGACGCTAAAAAGCAAGGTAGTAGAATATTCAGAAAAAGATGGAATCTCACAGAATTCAATACTTAATCAAGCAGTAGCTTGGTATGTGAAAGAAAGAGAGAAAAGTGCTAACTAAATCAGCGAAGCCCCAACTACTTGCGATAGTCAGGGCTTCTATTTTGTCAGAGTCTTAGGAGAAACCGACATGAATAATGTATCAAATATTAATGAGACCAGCAATTCAGTAAAATCTATGCCGTTGATTGTGCACTCAGGCGCCCCCGTGATCACCACTGATATGCTAGCCGATGTATACGGAACAGAGGTGATTAATATTCAAGTTAACCACTCTAGAAATAAAAATAGATTCATTGAAGGAAAACATTTTTATAAGCTAACAGGCTATATTTTAAAGGAATTCAAGAACTGGCTTACTAAAAGTAAGTTAGTTTACAAAGGTTCAGAAATCATTAGTAAGCACGCAAAGAGTATTATCCTCTGGACTGAACGTGGAGCTGCACGTCATGCCAAAATGCTAGACACCGATAACGCATGGGATGTATTCGAGGCGCTGGAAGATTTCTATTTTGCTAAGAAAGAAGATGCTCAGCAAAAAATAAGCATTCGTCAATCAACAGCAAAAGAACTTACTCTGCTACGTCAAACAGCCGAGCGTTTAATTGCTACTGGTGTCGGTAATATTTACCCTGATATCTGGAAGTATGTTCACAAAGAGTTCGGCGTTGAGCATATCAATGAGCTACTACCTGAGCAGATACCGCAAGCTATTTCATTTCTTGATGCGCTTGAAGGTGAATATTTACCGAAGCAAGCAGAGCTACCGATGGCAGTAACTAGCACATTAACTGACGATGAGTTACTCAACCTATGTTATGTATGGAATGACTCATTAGAAATGATTCGCCTAATGCTTGATGTAGAGCCATTGCTACAGCTTGCTGAGCATAAGTTGGCGCCGCGATTTTATGAGAAATCTCGTGATGCAATGAGAAAAACTAACTTATTGCGCAGAACCATAGAAAAAGCCACTGAGCACATTCAAATTAAACGCAATGAATTCAGTGAGTGGGGAATACTACACCGTATTCGAATTCCTGATATGCCTTGGTAATAACCACCCAGCCCAAGGACGGGCTAGATTAAGGCAATAAAAAACCCACCGGAGTGGGTTAGTTTGAATTTGGTATTGATGCTTGTTTCTTACTTATAATTTCTATTATTTTATTTTGAACGTTAGAGCTGAGGTGGATAGCGGTTTCCGCATCTCTCTTACCAGAAGCAAACTTATTATCTAGCCTATAGTCCGCTATGATCCTGTTATCTTTCAGCGTTTGCAACATAAAGCCTATTGCTTTCAATGTCTTAGAATCGTATTCTTCGCTACCCTTTGAGCCGTCACCAAGTAAATAATCTATTAAACCCTGATGGTTATCTTTTGGTCCATGCCTAAGTGCTGGATAAACACAGTGATATGCAGCATAGTAGGCTCTTGATATGGCGTTTCTATACCCTACTTCATCGTTCCTATCTAGACAGTCTCTAGCAAAATCCAGCAACTCACCGCATGTTATTGGCATGTCAAAGCCTCCGATTTCACATCGCTATCAGAGCCTTTAATATAAACGCTAAACTTCTTACCTAAAAATTCATCATGATCTGCGAACTTAAAAGCTAAGTCCATGTTCATATCTGCTAAAGCTGATGCCGTTGAGCAGTTTGTTGTTACCATGTATGAATTTATAGACTCATCAAATCTATTGTCACTAATATACTCGACGCCTAACACCTGATAGTTATTTTCATCTATTAGGTCCATGACAATCCCTGATAGCATCTCTGTTTCTGACTGAGAGAACCCAGCCATATCTCTAAATTTAGACAAGGCTGAGCTAGCTTTTTTTAACTCTTCCTGCAATTTCATACGCTCCTCATTTAGAGATAATTTAATCCACTGGGCCATGAAAACATCCATCATTTTTAAATCAGCGAAATACAAGCTGTATTGGAATGCAAATCTAGCAAACATTTTTGATTCGTATTCTGTGGCAAGTCTCGCAGACAACTCTTTTGCTTGCCTTGACGTTCCTAAATTGCAAATGATGGATAGATACCCAAGGGCATAATCACCGTTAGGAATCTGTAGAGCTAATTCAAAATAAGAAATTGATTTTTTAATATTTTTATTTAGGCCGTAAGCAACACCAAGTGCGTAATTTTTCTCAAGACCAGAAAAATACTTATTGATATCATTAATATATCTCATTAGCGACATATCATTGATTGTCTGACCAGATTGAAGCATCGAGGCCATTTTAGAAAGTAATTCTTCAGACTTGTGTATAGGTTGCATACTTTATTTATCTGCCTAGTTACGCAATTTGATAAAAATAACTGCGGTTATACTAAGATCTTTAAGTTAACTTAACAACCCCAGTTGTGTGATTTTAACTGTCGTTAGCTGTCGTTAACAGTTGGAAAACCACTGTATACATATACAATGATACCTACTTGGTACGCATTGATACCTAAAAAACACCTATCTAGAATGAGAGTTTTTGAGGATAGGTGGCATGGAAAGAAAATATAAGCATCCGCAGGTTAACCTCAGATTACCGACTGATTTAAAAGATAGAATTCAAGAATTAGCTGAATTTAATAATCGGTCAGCCAATCAGGAAATGGTCGCAGCTATCGAATATTGGATACTGCGTAATTCTCATGTTGAAGTTTTAACGATTTCTGATGCAGCTGAGCGCATATTCCAGCTTGAGCGAGAGATGGAAGTCGTTAAGGAAAAATTAGGGATTAAGAAGTAGCCACAAAGCTACTTCCGACTCATCAGTCTACGCTTGCCTGTCGCCAGCTCTTCATTGCGCTGGTCATCGGCTGTCATGATCTCGTCGTATTCTTCACGAGTGAAGCCTTTCTCGTCTGGATACTTGGCTTTTAACATCATGACGAACTCAGTCATTGTTAATTGTTCGGCTTCCTCGCGATTCACACCAAAATGAGCACGAGCAGCGGTAATATATTCGATAGCATTAAAGCTATCAGTAAATTCGTTTTTACCTTCGTTACGCTGAAGTTTCCTAACTTTAGCCTTACCGATAATGCCGTGGGTCATTAACTCACGAGCTAACACGATGATATCTGTTATTGGCATCTTTCCCAGCTTATAGATAACGCCATTTTTACTGGGTTTCCACTCACCAATAAGCTCATCGCAATCATCATTACAGCAAGCTTGCATCACCATCATTGAAGTTGATAAAACACTACGTCCATAAGTTGGCTTTTTTAGTGCTTTAAATAGCCATTCAGGAACCACTCCATAAGCCTGTATAGCACGAGCAATTAACATTTTAACTTCTGCACCACTTAGCAAAGTAAATGCATCAACAATCTGCTCTGGCGTTCCTATTTTCGTCATTGCATCAAACGATGGTCTAAACAAATAATCTTTATCAGGCGTTGATATTGTGAATTCGCCATATTCCTTTCTTGCTGTCATATTTCCCCCTGAATATTATCAAGGGTACTCGTAAGCACCCTTTGTAATATTAAGCAGCTGTGACAGTGACTACGCACTTAGCAGTTTTTGCACCATCTTCAGATGTGACTGTTACATTTGCTGTTCCTGCCGCTACGCCTGTGACAGTGACAACGTTCACTAACTTACTTACTGTTGCAAAGTTGGTCTTATCACTTACAACCGTGTAGTTCTTATTAGTCGCATCAGTTGGCGTGAAGTTAACTGTAAACGTGCCTGTTTCACCTTCTTTTACGCTTAGCGCTGTTGGTGTAACCGCTACGCTAGCCACTGGAACTTCTTCGACAAGCCATTCAACCGAATCGGCATCAGATACTTTTAACTCACCAGAGTAAGTAGCGATTTCTGAAGCAGGGAATTCAGAAGACCAAGATGTAAAAACGCAATAGCCTTGCAGCACAATTACATCTTCGCCAGTGAAGTCCATTTGAACCCAATAAGCCGGCTGGCGACCTTCTTGAACTTCCTTAGGAATTTCCTGAAGCAATAGCAATGGACCGAAGTCATCATCCTTATCACGTTTGCGATATTCACCATCGAATGAAATGGTTAAATCCATGTTGGTGACTACGTTTTCGACTAAGCCTTTGGTGTCATCAGCTTCCGATGTGATGGAGTTTGGCGACAAGTCAAATGACTTAGTGGTCAATGCCCCAATGCGTTTAAATGCTGACTGGTCTGGAACCTGATCGGGGCAACCTTTCGCAATACGAATAATCGCATTACGCCCAATCAGCTTATTGGTTTGTACTGGGCAATCTGCCATGTGTTTACCTCTTTCTATAGAAAATAAAAAGGCCGCACATTGGCGACCTAGTTTGAGATTTGTTTATGATAAGCAGCGGAATGAGAGTCTGAATATCGTTCGGTTTTCTGTTGTTACAATTCCTGACGGCAATCCACCCATGTTAAAAACTGAGTTGAGATTACAGTCGCTAGGATTTGCCGTGACATATTTGAGTATTTCATCAGCGCGAGTTAATGCTGGAATTGGGTCATCTTGTGCAGACACGAGAATAACATCGACATAATCATCGGCACTCAACTCACCCAGTCGACCTGAACCACTGGCAGGACGGATAACAATATATTGCTGAATTTTGGTTTCTGGTCTCTCTTTCCAATCTAAACGCTGAATATTGAAACCATCGGTAAGATTTCCACGTTGCAAATAATCGAGAAAGTCGTCAATAATCATCGTCTCATCTCCCGCTTAATTGCTTCGTCGATTTCCTGCCTTGCTTCTTCAAATCCTGCCTGTAGGAATTTAGGCTTAGCGTTAGGGTCCCAATAATTTCCACTTCCGATATTTCTTGGTTCACCCTTGAGTTTTCCAGATGCTTCGTGAACATAGACAGCATAATTGGCAGAATAACCAACTCGACCAGTTATCATTACCCCATTGACTATCACATCACGATACTGCGAGTTAATTAGCGTTGATGTATCGATAGGCGTATACCTTGCCGCGTGAGAAGCACCAACAATTAACCCAGCAGTTACAGCCCTTACCGCTCTGCGTTCGACATCATTCACAAAGGTCTGAGTATTGCGTCGACATTCACTGATACCGCGAACACGTTTAGCCATATCAGGTCCTTATCTCGTAGTCGAACTCTTCACCGAAAAAGCTCATATCATCTTCTTTGACTGTGATGATAATGTCAGCTCCGGCGACTCTCGGGTCAGATTGAGAAGTGGTGTCGCCTTTGGCAATGTAGAAACCGCGCTCTGGCTTTTGTACATCGACACCGTTGCGCTTCAACTCAGTGTAAAACACGTTATTGGTGACAAACTCTTTGCCCATATCGTCTTTCACTACTTCATTGCTAGATTTCCACGTGCAGTCGATAAGATATGGAGTGCCATAGGTGATTGTGTCATCCCATTTACCACCGCCGCGAGTGACAGGGTAAATTGTTGCTAGTGCAGTATATGACCAGTTAGCGGTGGAGCTCATCGACCACCTCCGCACATACATCCACCTTTAGCAATCCACAATCCAGCATGCGCCGTTTGGGTCGGGTCAGATGGAATTAGCCCATTAGCGCATCCGTACTTATCTAAGCCGCGCAGAAGCGATGTAGCCGCTTTCCATCTATCACCAAAGGATTGATAGCGAAATGACCGTGACGCACCGTTAGGGGCTGATTGCGAGCTGATATACTTATCACCCTGACCAAGTGCCATGAGCGCAAGCAAATACATCTGAATCAATAGCGCTGTCGCATCTGGGTAATGCTTATCAAGGCATTCCTGAATACTACCGACCTGCTCAATCAATGCGTCGAGAATAAAATCAGGTAACCCTATTCCCTGCCCCGTCAGGTATTCTTTGGCTTGCTCTTTTGTGATCATGATTACCTCACAAAGCAAAGCCCCCTTTCGAGGGCATAAAAAAAACCGCTTTCGCGGCTATTCTTCTTTGTCTTTCTTCGACTTGGCTTTCGGTGTGGCTGGGACTAATTCAGCAGCCTCAATTGATAACTTCCGAACATTTGGTTTCAGTGCGGGGTGAAGGTTTTCAATATCAACAACCCCACCTTTTTCGACACCATACCAAGGGATAATAACTTCATACTTAGCCATTTTTTCTCCTTAGCTCAGTTTCGCACCATAAACCACGCCAGACTTACCTTCACCATCGCGAGTGATTTGCAGACCTGCCGCGCTCATGATTTGGAAGTTGTAGTTGTCCTGTGGCATAAAGCGAGGCTTAGGAACAACACCAGTCGCCATGCCAACTAAAGGAGTCACTACATCTTTGCGACGCTGATACGCAATGAACTCAGATCCTTTAAGCGCATAAGTCGGGCGAATTTCTTTCACGCCAGCATATGGCAGCAATGTATCAATAACGCGACCATTCACTACGCTATTGCCAGCACCTGCACCAACCGCAACTACTGTAGGCTTAATCAGGTTACCCCATGCCTCATAGCTCACCCACATAACATCGTAAACATCTACTTTGTTTTTGTATGCTGTCTGACCAAACGCACCATTGAAACCAAAGAACGCTAACAGTGCCGGTAAATCTGCTGTAGTTAAATCGATATCTGCACCTGAAGTGCCTAAATCAATCTTCGCTGTGTTGCGGTGATTCTTCAGACCCTGACCTTTGTATCCATCAACACTGATTTTGTCATCACCATTCAGAAAATAATCCACTACCTTCTTGTTAAATTGACGCATCTTCGCAGTTTGTGAGTCTAATACTAAGTCGATCCCCACAGTACTTAAGCCTGCCGCATGACGCCAGTTAACACCGTAACCAGCAGTGAATACTGGAATTGGGTCGCCATCTGAACCGTACTCAGTGTGGTCATGTGAATATGGTGCCTGACCATCAATGCTGACTGATACATCGTCAGCAATATCACCAACCACATTGTATAACTTGGCGGTTTTACCAATCGGCAACACTGTTTGCAGACCCATTAAATCGCTGACGATTTCCATGCCTGTCTCTTGGTCGCGGAGTTGGATAATGTTACGGTCAATCTCAGCCCAAAAATCACGAGAGAAGCCGCCAACTTGGTTTGCCGCTAACGTTTCACCGTCCATCACGTTCTGATACTGGTTAATCATCAGATTATGCTGCGTGTTGTAAATATTACGTGTCGCCCACAATCCTTCCCACTGACGTTGCAGTCGGCTATTTGTTGCTAAAGTTTCAGCAGTATAAAACATAGTTTTTCCTTTTAATTATGCAGCGGCAACAGTGCCAACACGGAAGCGAACACGAATAAAATCCGCGCCAGACAGAGTTACTTCATCTTGGCTATAGCCAATAACAGAGTCGGTATCAGCAGTTGCCAATGCACCTTGACCATTCACACCTAATTTAATCGGCGAGTCTTTTTTGTAAGCACCAGCAGGAACCAATAAAGCAAGCTCTCGCCCCTCTTCTACATACTCACCGACGGCAGAATCGCCAGCAGGAATCGCATCACGAATCGTCAGCCCTTGGTGATATGCAGGATTGGTGATGTAGATACGACCTGTTAATGCTGTAGCTTGTGCAAACTCATCATTTGCATCAATAACCACGAAAGTACCGGGCAACACATTAGCCTTTGCTGCGCGAGTTTCTGTGATTGATTTGCCGTCAAGATTTACACGGCGGTAACGACTAGTAGCCATTATTGAGCTCCTTTAAAGTATTCCGCTGGGTTTGGTGCGCCAACTTGCTCCTGCTGTGCGCCTGAGTTGCCAGCTAATGATGCTGCTTCACCGAGTTGCTTATGCATATCGATTAACGCTTGGCCTTGCAGTGAATTTGCAACCACTTCGCCATATTTAGCCGCTACTTCTTTGCGCATTTCTGTTTCTTCAGCGCGTTGGTTAGCGGTTAAGCTTTCAGATAATTGTGATTGGTTCGTTTTAATTTCACTTAGCGTTTCTTTGATTGGGTTAATTACGCTCTCATTGTTTGCGGCAATCGCGTTGCCAATGATAGTGCTTAGTTGCTCTAAATCTTCTTTAGTTAAAGGCATGTCGCCCTCCGTGCTATTGTTGATTGCAGGGCTTGCCTGCGGTTTACTGAATACCGATTTAAGTTTGTTTGTTACCACTTTGACCCATGACTCTTGGCGCTCTACTTCTTCGCCTTGAATATCAAATGTGATAACGCCGTTTTCGTTAGTGTAAGAATGTAATTTAGCCGTGCCGTTATCTACCATGATGACTGCGTGTGTATCAGTGAAATCAGATACCCATACATATTCGTCACCAGTAGCAAACTGCTTGCGAGCCGCCATTGTTAACTTGTGCTCTTTCTCGCGATAGGTTTCGCCAGTAAGCGCGCCGTTGTTGATTTGCATTTCGGTTGCTTGGTCAGCGTTGACCATCATTCCAACGCCTTGAGTCGGTGTTGCTGCGCCAGATTCATGAAGTAGTATTGCGTCATGGTCCATGCTGTGGATTTTTGCAATCCAGTTATAGCCTTGTGCTTTCTGCTCTTCGTTGGCTTCAAGTTGCTCCAAGAAAACAGCCACACTGGTATGAATTGGTTCTGAGCTTTCGCCGCTTTCCAGCGCTTCCACTCTTGCCAAAACTTCGCGACCACCTTCAGATTCTTTTGCCTTGTTTACATCAATCCACTTTTCGACATAGATTCGATTGCCAACTTTCGCAACATTACGATTCCATGCGCCTACATGCCCTTGATTGATGCCCTCAGCCGATAAAGCAGATACAAACTCACCATTTACCGTTGGGTGACCAAGTGGCGCGAGAGTGCCTTCTAGGCCTCTGTAGTGAGCATCGATTTCTGTGCTTGGATATAAGCCGCCATTCATGATGACGTTTGCTGGCAGTGTGTAACTCGGGATGATGATGTGCTCACGACCGTTATAGGTTTCACGCCTGATTGATGCGCTGTTAACCTTGGTCGTGACGTTTACTTGAATCGGCATCGTTATTCCTCCGCCCATTGGTAACCACGTTCTTTCATGGCTTCTTTTTCCTCTTTCAGTTTATTGAGTAACGTATCGTTATACGGTCTGCCTTCTTTATCGGTCAGAATCGTCACCGTCGAGCATTTGCAGTTGATTGAATTACCATCTACAGCCCACCAATCACGCTGCTCGTCAGTGGTAAATATTTTGCCGTGTCGTGATGCATGATTAGGTCGTGTTGTTGGACTAAGCGCGGATATGTGGACCTGCCGAGTTTCAAGGTTGAGAACTTCACTAGCCTCATCAGCCTCATCCATTCTTGCCCTACGTAGTGCTGTGGTAATTTCCGTTCTAGCTACTCGATTAGCTCGACGGATTTCGATACCTGATTGCTCATTCAGATTTCTAGCTACCTCACGAGGATTTAACCCTCTCGCTATGCCATCGGTAAGAATGCGCGCCATATCTGCTTTGACTTGTGCTGATAGCCCTTTCATCTCCTCAAACACACGAGCGCGCACTAATGCCATCCGTAGTTGATAAGGCTCACTGAGTAATATTGTTGCCACGCTTTGTTGTGTTGCGGCATATGCTGTCGACTGCTGTGCTAGGTTTGCATACTCCTGCGCTGTTCCTCGTTCATATGCTGTAATGACGTACTCATTGAAAAAGAAGTTATTGAATTCACCCCCCTGCAATAGCACCTCATCGACCATGAGCTCACCGTCTCTCAAGATGATTGAAAGATAGTTAGGGTCTAGGTCGAATTGGTATTTTTTATTAACTACAGGTTCGGATGGGATTCTATTGAGTAGCTGTATGTAGCCTTGTGATACTTTTTTAATGCGCTTGGCAAAGGCTTTCATTGCTCCGCGCTCTAATTTATCAACCGCTGTCGGATCTGCTTTCGTTCCTGACCTTATCGCGGTTCGTATCTTCTGGATTTTCATCGAATTCACCTAACGGGTCATCACTGTCGTTTTCATGCCCTGCCGCCGTCCTGATTTCCTCTACCGTAAATACAGGCTCGCCAGTTGCTAGTGATGTCTGATTAATGCGGCTCATCTTCTCAGCACTATCAAGCTTCTCAGTAGCCGATTGCTCGTTCAAGTCATCCCAAATAACCGTTTTCTCTGGTACAGGCTCTAGTACTTTGATTCGTGTTAAGTGGTCAATGAAGTCCTCTATTTCGAATGAAAGCTCGCTCTCCCTGCGTGATTGGCAGCGTGAATTGAAATACTTCTGGTCTTCAGTGCTCGCTCTTTCTCCTGTTTGCATACCGACGAGTATTTTCGATGGAATGTCTAAAGCAGCTGCCGCAGTCTGTAAGTTAACGTTATATGTTGGTGTCGGGTCAGCTACTGGGCTAACCAACGGGGTAGCCGTAGCACCTTGCGTGACCAAAGTTACATCGTTCCCCCTGTTAACCTCTCTTGTAGCTTCATTGAATTTCTCTTGAAGCTCATTAACGCTCACCCCGTACATGGCGGCTAAGTTGTTAAAGTCGATGGTTTCGGCAAAGTTAATATTTAACTGTCTGGCGGCATTCTTGAGGAATGATTCACCAGAACCACCTTCGACTTTCTCAAGGCTCACAAATGCGTTGTAGGCTGGCTCAAGGAAACCAATGGCATCAATGGAGTAATCACCAAGAATGAAAACGCGATCAGGATGAATATTGATATTCCTAGTGCCACCATTGGGTAGTGACTCGGTGTATTGCCACATCTTGGGTTGACCGTAGTCAGGCGAATTAATATCTGTCACCCACTCAGTAGGCTTGATAGCACTAGCCCATGCAGGAGTAACCTTTTTGAGTAATTTAGAAGATTTAACTTGCTCGTGCCATTTTCCTCCATCATTAATGTGAAGTATCAGCCCTGCATATCTACCAACTAATCGACGTTGGTCTGCTTCTTTAAATTCTCGCCATATACGCTTAGTTACTTGCTTTTTAAATTTGCTTTCCCACGAGGTTTCTTCCTTAGATTTATCTGCTTTATCACCTTCGATAACTTGAGGTGACGTTTTCCAGCAAGTTCCAGTAAGTTTCGTTACCCCGCCGTAAGCGATGCCGCCACGTCTAAACAGGTTATATAAATCACTGAATGTCAGAGTTTGTTTAAATCCGTACTCGCACCACGCTGATTCGCGCTTGGCGTCAATCCCCATAGTCGGATTAACCAAGGCCATACGAGCACGAGATATCGCGTCATTCATCGCATGATTGACGGCTAATTGTAATTTGTCGGTCATGTATTACCTCAGTAACCGTTTGGGGATCATCATTCCGATTGATACTGGCTCACTCAGTTCAGTCAATGCATAAACTGTGGCGTCCATTCTGTCGGGTGACTTCTTGGCTGTTTGCGGTACGTATTCCATCATCTGGTTTTCCAGTGTGAATAAGTTACCTCTGTGTCCAACCCTGCCCTGTGCATATAAGGCAGATATTGGCTCAGCTCTGGCAAACTTGCCCTTACTGGCATGGATGCGAATGATACGACCTTTGAAGCCTGCATTCTTCAGCGTATCTTCAGCCATATCGCCACCTTGGTTAGTTTCAATGACTATTGCGTCAGCCTTATGATGCTCATAGGCCCATATTGCTTTTGTCGCCCAACCATTCGGGGAATATTTGCCACTATAATCACCATCGACAGTGAATTGTCGCTTGTCACCACCACCGTATGCGCTAGCCACTGCAATTCCGCTTTCGTCACTCTCGTCTGAGTTTGTCGCTTGCGGGTCAATAGCTACTACCGTTCGAACTAATGGCTCTATGATATTCAGCTCACGAGCCGCATTAATCATTTGCTCATTCCACAGAGCGCCTTCCTCGTTAAATCTTCGAGGTCGTTGCATATACTGCGCTTCAAATGTTCTACGGTGTGACTGTAAAGCTGCTCTGTGTGATTCGTTATGTTTAAACTCCCACAGCCAGCCATCATCAAGCCCATGCTCAATGGGTATAGCGTGCGTATTTTCAGGAAATAACTCTTGATACGATTGCGAGTTATCAATGATTACTGGTAAGTAAAGGTGATGCCATTTCTCACCAGAGCCACCACGTAGTAGATATCCGCTCAAATCGTGATAATGAATGCGCTGCATGATCACAATCATCGGCGTTGTTTCAATGGCTAATCGCGATTTGATTGTTTCGTTAAATCGATTGTTTACACCATCACGGACAGTCTCACTATATGCGTCATCTGGTTTAACTGGGTCATCAATAACCAATGCGCCTTGCCAGCCTGACTCCATGTGACCCGCTCGAAAACCTGTTACCTGACCTGCGGCTGATGAAGCATACACACCGCCGCCAAACTCATTCCACCACATGGCCTTACTATCAGCATCATCCCGTAAAGTCATTGGCCACATGGATTGAAACGCCTGTGACTTAACCATGCTGCGAGTTGTCGATGAGTTAAGTAATGCCAAGTTATGTGAGTATGAAAGGTGCATGAAACGGGCGCGATTATTTATCGCCATCCCTCGACCCATCATGTTGATAGTTGCGAGTTCTGTTTTTGTGTAACCCGGAGGAACATTGATTATTAGTCGTGTAATCTCGCAGCTAATAACCCTATCAAGCGCATCCTGTATTGCATGATGATGAGGTGCGACGATCATCTTGCCTCCAGTACGCTGCTTGAAGAAGTATCGAGAGAAGTATAACCCGTCCTCTTCGCACTCTAATTTACGTGCAAAGTTTTTTTGCTCAACAGTCGTCCTCATTTAGCATCTCCTGTCGAGCGTTCCTGTATTCTTCTTTAGTCAACGTGGCAGTTTCTATTGGTCCGCCATTTTTCCCTGTAAGCTCTGTTTTGCTTAATTCAACAAACGCACCAACGCTCCTATGTCTACCTATCATTTCTAGGTTCTTCACTTTGTCTGGCCATTTGATTTTCTTCATGATGCCGACCAAGTCACGTTCACCATCTTTAGACTCGAACATTTCAGCTAAGTCCATGCCGCTTAATGATGTGCGCCAAACTTTGGGCCACTCATGAATAGGCTTAATACCTCCGTCATTGTGGAGAATGTCCAGCACATCCATTTGGTCGATATCGACTAAGCGCTTAAGCACGTAATCAGCATCGACATCTAACCTATCACTGCGGTTATTCATTAGTTCTTGAATTCGTTTTTCAATGTCAGGTTTTGTCAGGTTTTCATTCCCAACACTTCGCGCAGTTTTTTCGCTGTACCCCGCACGAATAGCCGCCTGTGTAGCGTTCAAATCAACGAGGTACTCACGACAAAACATTTCCTGTTTATCTGTGAGTGCCATTCTTTTATCCTCATAACAAATTAAAAAGCCCACCATGATGAGCTTTGTGATTGGTTATTCCGCTACTTCATCATTGAATAACGTTTTCTTTGTTTCCTGCACTCGCTGATAGACGGAATCAACCTTAGTTAATGTATCGACGCTTCCATTATCAAAGTTGCCGTTGTTGCTATTCCACAGTTGGACAAATAGCTCATATTCAAGTTGATCGTCGTTGATGAGCTTAATTGCCTTTGCGGTTGCTGCGGTGTTATTGCCTGTTAGCTTAAGTAAGCCTAAGCGGATTTTCTCTTTTGCTGTTAGTTCAGTAGTCATAAATTGCCTTTCTTTAGGTATTAAAAAGCCCGCACTTGGCGGGTCGCTATCTAAACAGGAAATATAGAACTGGTATCAATAATGCAACGGAACATATCCTGTACCAGATTATCTTTGCTGTTATTTCTTTCTTTATCTTCTTTGCTTGCGCTCCATCACTAGACTCTTTAATTTCATTTTTGTGAGCTTCTAATGCTTCATTTTTTACTTGCTCACTTTTTTCTAACATCTTATGGCTCCCTATTGCCATCTTCACAACTACAATCAATATCACTATTGGTATGGCAAGTAGAGCCATAACATCGAACCATGAAATCATTAGTTACCTCCTATTGGAGGAATGCTAACACTAACTAAATGTAATAAATAACACATATTTGACTTATGCTTAAAAAAGGCCGCTGAGCGACCTACTCATCGTTAAATGTTAATTAAATCAACCTCCTCAAAATTGAGGAGTGCAATATTTATTACTTTTCATGATTTAATAACTTGCCACCGCCAACTAAACCTAATGCCATTTGGCTAATGTCACCTATTAACTTTTCAGCACGGTTTAAGATAGCTAAATCATCTTGGCGTTTGCGCAATCGGCGACCTGCATCACTTGAATCTTCATCAGAAGCTTTTCTTGCCACGGCTAACATGTGTTGTAGTTGCTGGATGGTAAATCCAAATCCTGATTCAGCTTCCAACTCTGTCATGTGATCGAATACTTGTGCTTGAAGCTCGTAGCTGTAACTCATAGCCATTAGGCAGGCTTCCCTTTTAGGGAATTTAAAGCACGGATATGAACGCCCTTTGTTATCGATGTAATCGGACGAAAAATTGGCTGATTGATTTTCACCCAATACTTTAGGCACTTTCTTTAAGAAATGCTTATGCTGTAATTTAGGATGCTCTTTTGAGGGAAACTTACCGCCCACCAATTCGGACTTGGCTTTTCTATCGGCATTGATGTAGTCAACCATTTCCAAGCTAGTCATGGTTGGTTGTTCAGATGTAGCGTTATTGATGACAGTTAATTTAGTCATTAGTTAGCTCCTTTTAGAGATGAACCTTGCGCCCAGGAGTAACCAGCCCAAAGAGGGTTAACCAGACCACTGCTGATTATCCTCAAGGCTCATCCTGAAAGGTTCTTTGGTTTGTGTGTGTCGGGCGTGACACAGGGTGAAATGCGTACTACTGATTACAAAACTTGAATAAATGCAACTTTCTTTTAACTTTACTTTCGTAACATCACGTTGATAGGGGTATGGTTATTACATCGCTAAGTTATTACCCTCAAATATATTCCTATGAACCATCCCCTTTAAGCCCCGGCATCGGGGCTATTTTTTTGTCATTAAAAAGCCCCGCATTTAGCGAGGCTCAGATTTGTAATATCCGCTTGAGACTACTACCTTTTTCAGATTGTGGTCATTAACGATTAACGTATAGTGACGTCACATTCATAAACTATTATTCTCTACTTTGCCCCGATATCTGGGGCATTTCTTTGTTGCTCAATTTCCCGCATTGCTTTCCTGTTAAAAATATACTTAACTAATAGGTTAATTTTTCATTGCATAAGAGGGAGTATCAATATATGTATACCAATCCTATTACTCTCTTAGTCATATTTCTTCCTATCCTTGTCTGTATCTTATTCATTATTGCTCAAGATAAAAAACCATCAGACTTAATGACTATTTTTTTGAAGTTCTCTATCTACTTGTTAAGCGCTCTTACTTTCATAAATTTAATTTTTTTTGCAAGAGCATTTACTGGTTGGTATTAACGTCAACACTCCGTTCTAATGTGATTTTGAATTACTTCTAGCCTCTTCAATCTCTCGAATGGCTTTCTTGTCGATGTTGCACTTTGCTATTGAATTCATCGCATCTACTAGCAGTTGCGGCATATCCCCCCAATCCACGTTTTCAGGAATATCTGGCTGAGGACAATCAGCGGTTAATTGCGCTGGTATCGGTGGTGACTGAACGGGAATCAATACCTCTTTTGTACTTCCGCAGCTCACTAACAACATCATCGGGCACAGCAGTATTAGCGCACTCATTGTCTTTGAGCACTGTTTTGATAACAGTCTTAACTTTGACATGTTCTGAGTCCTCTAATTGCTTGGATTTGATGTTGTTGAGTGATACTTGATAGTGAAGAGTTATTGCGGATTGGGTTACTTTGTTTAGTAGCTTGCTTGCTGATAACTGACTAGTGAGTGATTCATTTTCAGTCTCTAGGTTATTTATTCTAACGTTATAGACAGCAACGGCTGAGAGTAGCAGCACTATTCCAATGAGTTGAACATGATCCACAATCCACGAAACAAACTTAGCTAGCGTTGTCATGCTGGAATCTCAACATGAGGCGCATCAATAAACTTAGTTTCAATTGGTAGTGATGGGTCATTCTTCCAGTTGATACCGAAGCGCAATTTAACGCCTAACTCATCAGCGGCTTGCTTAACCGCCTTCAATAGCGGCTTAAACTCATCAATCTGCCATTTAGTATTCACTGGGATGATGTCTACTGCATGACCTGTTAAGTGGCCACTGTGCATAGTTTGTGATTTCTTTTCTGCAACCAGTTGCTTTTGTCGCTCTTGAGTTCGTAGACCTTCAATGACAATGAAATCGACAGGTGTTATTTCCAGAGTGCGACGAATAACTTTCACTAAGTCAGAGTTAACTCCCTTGAGATTGTTTTCGCTTCGCTGGCTGAATTTGAAGTTGCTCATTTTTAACCTTCTTGAATACCTGCATGATGTTGCCTTTAGCTGCAAAAACTAAAATACAGATAAACGCATCACCAAATAAGTTAGATATGCTCGTATCGAAATCGTTAGGAGTTATTAATTGATAACTTTGCCAGATACAAAGCCAGATAAGCACCATCCCAATAAATGAATCTCTATGACGAGCGTAATTACATAGAAATACACGAATAGCCATGAGAATTAACACAGCCACATTCGTATAGTTAATAATTTCTTGATAACTCATTTCTTGCCCCTCCACTTTTCAGTTAAGGTGCTCATCAATACGGAGAAATTATTCTCAATGAGTCTTGGTAGCCACCTAATGGCTTTGGTTAGTGTTTCGCTGCTAGCAATGATGAGCAGAAGAGAAATAAATAATGCCGATACCAGAATGGCGGTTAATGTCTTTCCTACTTCATACCCCGTCTCAGCAACAATTATTCTCTCTACCGATTCAGAGATAAGGACGCCAGTTAAAAACGATAGGATAAATAACAGAACCTTCTTCTTGTTGTTATCTTTTGAAGCTATGACCGCCACAGTTGCACCAATAATTGCACCTGTAATTACTCCGTAGTCAAAGCTGCCTGTCATTAATCCGATTGCGCCACCGCCTGCCGCGCCGACGATAGCACCAGCTGCGGTACTTGGCATATATAACACCTGTGTTTTTAGTTAATAAATAGCCGCGCACAATCTCTATGCGCCAATTAAGTGTGTGTGATTAGAATTCTGTGGCGGCGTATACGAAAAAGCCGCACTAGGCGACTTATTGGATGTGACTTACTTCAAATTAAAACCATAAACATAAAGTAAAACGCTTTACATATAAAGCAAAACGCTTTATTATATATTCATTGAAACGCAGAAAAGGAATAGAAAAATGATTATTACTCATGCAAGCTCAGAAAGAATTACAGAAGTTAAAGCAAGAAGCCCATATGCTATGTTTCTGAAGGGCTGCTTGTTCTTTGCTTCAGAAGGTAACGAGTACAATTTAGCGGGTGAGTGTAACTATCAGTACAATTTAGAGGTTAATAACATCATCGAAGTTGAATCATTTTTCACTCATCATGATATGTCAGAAAGTGCCGTTTTAGAAGTCATCGAAATGGTTCGTGATGACCTTGAGTTAGATTTAGATAATGACGAAATCGCAGGTTTATTAGATAACAGCAAAAGCATCCGTGACGTCGATTTTTCTGGTTACGATGATGCAGGTGAAGCAGACTGGGCTATACAGCAATTCCAAGGTATTTTAGCACACAAATTAGGTTACGATTGCGCCAAATCATCTGACGAGCAGGGTACTGTTTACATCGCTTACTGCGTTGGTCGTGAAATGCAAGAGGTTAAATGCTAATGACCCTTATCGAATATATTGAAAAATATTACTCAGGAAACCAAGCGGCATTTGCAGCGTCATGTGGCGTTAAACCTCAACAAGTTACACAGTGGATTAATAAAGGATTCATTGTTGTCGAAGGTGCTCTATATAGCCCTCGCAGAGAACTGCCAACCATAAGTAGCTCGGAATAACCGAACATGTGAACCATCCGGAAATTTCGGAGAGTTGGGAAGCAAAAAGCCCCACCGAAGTGAGGCTCTAGAATCTAGTTAAGCCAACCTAAGAACAGTTAAGGCAGCTTACCTGATAAGTATTGTCCATTTGGTCATTGCTGTCAATAGCAAAGTTCAGTTATTTTCCTAACTTTAGCTACACGTTTACGACTGTTCATTGCATTTCGTAGAGGTTCATACAATAACCATTGGCAAGCTTTCAGTTTTTCATCAACTTCTCTTCGGCATGTTCGCAATGATGGAATCTTTACTTTTCCTCCTGACCTTGTGTTCATTTTGCGAGGATTTGCAATCGAGTGATAGTAAGATGCTATCGAAAGCTTGGAAGCGCCATGAGCGTAATAGCTGAGTAATATTTTATAAGCCTGTTCGTCTGTGGCGATGATTGAATCTACGACCTGAGAAATCAACATTCCGTCATCGTCACTACACATAGGTCTTGATGGTGTACTGTTTGGCTCGACTGTTCGCATGAATTTGTAAATCATGTTTATCATGCGTACATTCAATCGCCCTGAGTGAACCCAAGCTCCCCACAATTCAAGCCATCCGTTAAGCCAGTCGAATTGTTCCTTTGTTAGTTCTTTCTCTCCTACGTAGCTCATTTAGCCTCCTGAGATTCTTTGCATTTCCATCTATCGCCACCTCTGTGCCTGACCATCAATCTACCGTTGATAACAATGTGGCTTTCAGCGCTAGCATCACGAACATACTTCCTAATAGTCCCTCTATTTGCACCTATTAACCGCCCTACTTCAGTCATATTCCCGTAATGCTTAATCAGCAGTTCAGGGATGGTCGTGATTTCAGTCTGCATCTTTCAGCTCCTTCAGTTTCTTCCTAAAGACCTCTTTGATGGTTTTGCATTCATCAATAGTCCACTTGTGTCGCTCATGGTCACACTCGATAGACTCAACAGCTTGATGCCCTATTCGATTAATAAGCTCAACGCGATACGGGACTAAGTTCCCCGACTTGTGTTGATTACAAACAACACATTGCCGATGGATATTGCGCTCATCGAATCTCAGTTGTGGAGCCGCAGCGGTAGTCCGATAATGACCAGCATCCCACTGAGCAGATTGAAACGTTCCGCATGATATGCATGGCAAATCACGGTCTCTTTCTCTGATATATGCGTTGACGGCTTGTTGTGCTTGTTTGATCCAGTAACTGCGGGGTTTTACTGCTAACTTGAGGGCTTTGAGTTTATCGCGGGCTTTTACTTCTTTTTCTCGTTGCTGTTTTTCAAATGCTTTTTGCTTCTTCTCCCTGTCTGTTCTGTAAATCCGTATTGCTAACTCTTCCTTGTGTTCTTGACTGCACCATTTTTCAAAATCCTTTTCTGGAAAAAACCACTCATTGCATATCTTGCATTTACGCCGTCGAAGCTTAGCCATACATAAACCCCATCGCTAAAGTAACAATCGAAAAGAATAGAATTACGTGTCTGGTTCTAATCACACTCTCACCCCATTCAGCAATGTATCTAACTTTCTTAACGATGGATTACCCATTCCTTTCACATTGGCTCTATCAACAATAACCATGCCTGTGCCTAGTGGCTCATTACCTCTGACGCAGTGGCTTTGCTTAAATATCTCGGTGAAGTTATTTTCGATAATCTGAATTGCATTGCGTGATACTTGATATTTAACAGTGCCTCCGATTTTACCGACCACGGTTATTGCGCAAAACCTATGCATTAGACCAAGGATGAAGCTAACATATGAGCGAGACATACCGGTTAAGCTTGTGGCTTTCTTTGCTGTGAAATATTCGAGTCCACTTACAGCGTTAATAACATCGATTGCTCTTTCTCCTTGCTGAGTCATGATTTCTCCTTGTTTAAATCGTGTCGGTTAATGTGCTCTCTGCGCATGTTTTGCAGTAAGATTACTAATGCATGAGCTTCGTCTAGCTTTTTGTCGATTTCCTTTAGCTTTTCTTTAGGCGTCATTTTCATTCTCCAATTCATCAACTAGCCGGTTCATGTACCAACGGGCTTTTTTCAAGTCCTCGACCGGGTTAATTTTCTTCTCATATCGCCAGACGTATTTTTGGATATTCCCTTTGAGATACCCCAAGAATGCTTCGCGGGTCATGCTAGCTTTGATAGCTTCTATGCATTCAATGCCGCCTGATGCATAGTGAGCTGGGTTATTTACGTTATCTGTCATCTTATTTTCTTCACCTTTACAAAATAAATCAGCAAATCCGCCCATGCGCTGAAGAGTGTCATTGCATTTCTTACAAGCGTTTTCATGCTTAGGTCCAATGTAACTACACCCGCACCATTTGCATTCAGTGTGGATATATTTCCCTTCAGGATAATCCCTTTCTGATTTTGCAAAACTCACTTTCTCGCCCTCCGCTTCTTGGCTGCTCGGTTTATCTTTGCGTGACCTGTGATGCGCTTAGTTGATGTTTGGTAGCTACGTTGATGCTTGAAGTTGTTAGCCCACTGCGTGTTATGTATTGACAGTGACGCAAGAAAACGCGCCATTTTTGATATGATATTCATATCTCTTGCTGCTCCTTGAGTTTCATGTATTCGCTGTCGTTTGGGATGATGATTGGAATGCCTTTTTCAATACACCATGCTTCGTGTTTCTCCATCATGTAGAGCATCCGTGCTTTATCCATCTTGCGGGTTTTCTCACGTTCTCCGTTTTCATCACGACCTAGCCAGTGACCGACAAAATACTCATGCGTTTCTTCGTTAGTGATTGGCTTTGATAGAACAACCTCACCAGCGCCATTTTTAATATCAATGACAACGCCACGCGCACGTAGCCAATCGCCTGTGGTTTCTATCCACATACGCCATGTTTTGTTCATTGGTATTGTTCTGAGTTCACGCCATTCGGTGATTTTGATTCGGTAACGTTTACCGGTTTCTGTTACTTCTTAGAGGGTTTTGAAAATGCCTTTGAGATTGGATTTATGGAGGCAGATGTCATCAGTCAATTAGCCTCCTATGCTTTCTTGCCTCGGTTAACGAACCAATTTACAGCATCAACAATTTGCTCATCTTCGTACCAATTTTCAATCCATCGTGTTTCGTATTTGTCTTTGAAAATAGTAGGACCGCAATACGGATGCCATGACATGTAAATATATCGCCCGTCATTTAATCTAAGCCGATACATTCGATAGCGGCTGATATGTATGATTCCATCACTCACTGTTAGCTCTCCTGTTCCATGCTGCGATTGCCATAGCAATCCCAATCATTTGAGCTGATTGCGCATCGCAATTATGACAGCGCACAATCGCTGAACGGTCAGGGCAATCTTCTTCATATTGGCAAAAAGCCTCTACGTTACTACTCCCGCAAAACGGGCATTTCTTGAGCTCTCTCATAACAACGGCTCCCGTAATCCTGTTTTCACATACTTGATATCGTAGGCAATGTAGATTTCCCATTCGTCATAATCGTGACCGTAGTAATTACCGCCAGACCATGCGCGTTCGTCTTGGTCATTCAGTATGAAATCCCATTGCTCATCGTTTAGTTTTACAAGCCTGTCGACGTTGGCGTCGAATACCTGCTGCTTAATCATTCGTGCAAGTGGTGATTCCATCATTCACCCTCTGGCATTGGTGGGAGTGGCAGGTCTTTGATGTACATCCAGTGGTCGAATGTTTCCAGTGGAGCCGAATCATAGTCGCTGTTATTGTGTGGTATCCATCTAAGTTCTTCGCAGTCAACACCGCATGAAATTAGCTCATATGTTATGTTCTGGATATGTTCGCCATAGACAACAATTACCGGTTCACCTTCAGTTGGTAATCTGTCACTCACCTTAACCCAATTAGTTCCTTTCGCCTTGGCATGACTGCAACCAACTGAAGCCCCAGAAATAAGACCCGCCTTATATGCCATGAATCGCTTTTCAATTTCAGCGTTTCTGTACTGAAGCATTCCAAGTGTGTTTATTTTTCGCTTAGATTTAACATATGACTCTGTTAATCCAATCTCATCAGCGCACCACTTTTCAAACTCTGTTGTATTAGTTCCCTGCATTAGATG